TCAGCAAGAGTTATCTTATAAATCTTTTTATTCATCAGAAAAATTCTCCTTTACTAAAATATAGTTGCTGGGGACAAGCCCCAGAGATTACGACTTTAACCGATACAGAAGTACGGACGAACACCACCGACAGTGCCCGCGGAGTTCCAAAACGCACCGCCAGTGACGTTCACACGAGCGAAACCATCAGACGAAACAACATCTCTGAGCCAGTAATAGTCGTCTTCTACAACGATGTATCTCGGAGCCACATCAAACAATGCTAACTGTGTCTTACAGTATGTATACAATGCAGGCACAGTAGTACCATCATTACCCGGAGAATATATGTTTGTACCATACATCATAATTTCACTTGGTATTTCTACCGTTGATGCTTTAAGTGCCGCACCTGATGGTTTACCATTGCTAACCGCGTTTACAAGATATTCACCGTGCGTTAATACCAAATTGCCAAAAGCATTGGTAATGGTTGTTTTTGCTGATGAAAGACCTGTCTTATACATATCTGAGCCAACATATCCGCCAGTAGTAGTTCCATCATCTTTCATCGTAGCATATCCTAAACAGGTGTCAGGCATAATAACCAGATGATGCGATTTAAAATATTCGTAATCTGCCGTATAGGTGTTGTACCAATAATCCATATCGACAATACGCCAAGTGACATTATTGATAACCCAATAGTCGCCAAGGAATAAATCCTTGAATGAGCCATCTCTGATAGCTGCTTTCTGTTCGTCCGTAACCGTCGAACCAAGATTTTTACCTCTGAATATTCTGGAATGAGCCTGTGGAGAAATACTTCCGACAAGAGCCGCCGCCGCATCAGGGGTTAAAATATGTTTTGTTCCATCTGCACCATCAATGATAAACGCATCGGTATCCGATAATGAGGTGGAATTCGGGTATTCTTTAAATTTCATTTTTAAATTACCTCCTGTTTATTTAATCGTTAGAGTCCATAATGCAATGCTTCATCTGCTGTGATAAAGCGAATACATCAGTGGGCACATTAATTAAAGCATTTCTAAAACCGTCCAATCCTTTGGTTTCGGTTGTAATGCTTGCTCCATCGGAATCGAGTATAGGATTTCCGTCAGAATCTAATAACGCAGACGGGAATATACACGCTTCCACGGCTTCCTTAAGGGCATCAAAGAATGACAGATATAACGCAAACTGTTCGATAACTTGTTCGGATGCTTTTGCTTTCGTCTCAGACGATTTCGCGTTTGTTTCCGATGTCTTTGCGTTGGTTTCAGAAGTCTTAGCTGCCGAAGCGGAAGACGCGGCATTAGACGCTGATGTGGACGCAGACGAAGCTGAGTTCGCTGCATTTGTTTCAGAGGTCTTTGCTTTCGTCTCAGACGATTTCGCGTTTGTTTCCGATGTCTTTGCGTTGGTTTCAGAAGTCTTAGCTGCCGAAGCGGAAGACGCGGCATTAGACGCTGATGTGGACGCAGACGAAGCTGAGTTCGCTGCATTTGTTTCAGAGGTCTTTGCTTTCGTCTCAGACGATTTCGCGTTTGTTTCCGATGTCTTTGCGCTTGATGCAGAGTTTGCAGCCGCAGTAGCAGATGCTTTTGCGGAGTCTTGGGCAGTTTCAGCGACTTCTTTAGCAGAACTTGATTCTTTGTTCATTGCTTCCAACGCATCGTGAATGGACCCTCTGACTTCTTCACCATATTTAGCGGTTTGTATCGCTTTTAAATGTTGAGATATATCCGCCATTTATCTTCGCCTCCTTAATCCTCAAGCATCCAAGATAAAGTTAGAATTTCCTCTCCATTCAAGAATCCTATTACCTCTTCATACTTAAGGGTCATAATTTGAACATCCTGCTCGATGTTTCCAAAATCGGAGAACTCTTTGTTAAATTGTTCAAAGTTTGGTGAGTCAAACTTGATAGATATTGACTCGCGTCCGTTCTCATCAGTGTCCGGCTCACCGTACTTTTCAATCAACTGATTCTTGAACTGAAAATATTCAGTCAAAGCATCCTTAAGAATTCTCGTATTTCTCGCCGCAATGTAGCCAATCTTGTTACGCTGTGGGAGAATCGGTTTCAGACTCATCAGCATTTGTTCCATTTTGATATTGCTGATTTTCATTTATAAATTCGTCTCCTTCTTGGTAGATGATTGTAACTTTTACCTTTTCCTTTAATCTATCAGTGGGTTTGCGCATTCCAATTTTATCCATATACATCACCTCATCGATCCATTATCATTCCACCGACTATATATACGTCCCAATAACCCCCGTCTGCTGCTTGTAATCTTACAAGTGCGGGTGCTCCATCACTGGTTAAAGTGGTTGTTTCGTATATACGACTGCCTCTTTTATACATAAATGGATAACTCATGCTTAAATCAACAGGTGCACCAAAAACTATAGTGTTTGGATATGTATAATCTCCCGATTCAAACTCTAATTCGGTAGCTGTATATAGAATTTTTGTTTCGTAAAACTCATATTCACTATTGTAATGTCCCCAAGAAATGTAAGAGATATCTTCTTCGATATCCATAGCAATTCCTTTATCCGATGTAGATGCTTCCCAAGTTTGAGTCGCAAAATGTCCTATTTCTACTGAGTCAAGATTGAAACTTAATCCTCTTGAACTTAAGGTAATCGAATTATTATAGATGCTATATTCGTCTATATTAAACGACCCGATTTTACCGTAGTATGCGTGTAAATAACCATCGTCATCGACTTGGAATTTGTGAGTTCCAGTATCATCCATATCACCAAGAGTAATTTTACCAGACGATATTTCAAGAGAACCCTCATTCAAGTCAAATATAACATTCTTATTTGATTGAACCCAATAAGTCCTATCGGGATAACATCTTCTCACCGATGCTTGCGCAATCCAATAACGGTCATCATAAGAAACTATGGTTCCGGCGGAATATGTCGTGTAAAAATCGAATGTCACAGCTCCTGTAGATGTTGTGGTTTCTTGCCAATATGTGACTCCGGGTTCTACTCCAGAATAAACATATCGCATAGCACGCCAATATCGACCACTATGAAAAACTTTAGTCCTTGAAGAATATGACCTTGTAGAAGACCAAGTTTCGTACTCTTCAGACGATTCCAATATTCCCGTACGAATACGGTCAGCGCTCATTGTACCAACTGTGATAAAGTCTGCCACAATCGCACCGTCCATAGTGATAGCCACTTTAGGATTAGTTGTATCGTAATTGATGGGGTTATTAACCGGATTGGTTGTTTTGTAATACGCTAAACCATTGATGTTCCATCGCCAAGCTTTAGTTGCTTTTTGGTAATCTTCTGTATCAGTAATAAACAACGACTCTGTTACAGTTTGATTATCATTCTTAATCTTGGTAATGGTTATATGACCATTCGTAGCCTGATTCATAATCTCTGCCGCATTTTCGGCGGCCTTCTTCAAGATTGTTTCCTTACTCGGTAGATTTTCAATTTTCTGCATAATCTCCGAATTGGTCTTCTTATTTGAAGAAGTTAAAGAAGTTCTGATGGCGCTACCCAAGGTATAGGTAGCATTCTCAGGATGGTCTATTGGAATGGTAAGTTGTGAAACTGGAAATATCTTATCCAAACCGTGCGGAACAGACACACACCTCACTTGGTCGAGAAGTTTTATCGGTTCCTCACTCTTCATCAAATAGTGTAAATCAACCGCCGACACTTCAATTATGAGATTATCAAACTGAGTGTCAGAAATATAAGTTCTCGCTTTCTCCAATAACTCGGCGGGGTCTGTAATATTCTCGAAGTCAACAACAGCCTCAATCCAACCGCGTTCTTTAATAGCATTTTCGTCAGTAACATAAATACTACCAGCATTTACGCTTTCTACGGTTAAATATGCTTCAAGTCCCTCAATAGGAGAGTCTTCGAGTCTTGCACCTCGTGGGATTATAACAGTTGCATAAGATGTCATATCCCAATTCTTTGTAAAGTCAACTAAGTTCTTTCCAAACTGGATTGTTTGTGTGTTAGTGTTCATATAATCCTCGAAGTAATCGATATATCTAACACCGTTCTCTTTACGGATTGAAATGTGACCACCCAGCTTATTTATTACATTCTCATTGATACAATCAAGAGTTGTTTCATAGTTGGTTGTGCAAGTTATATTTTCGTGAACTGTAATGGCACCTAATATAAATTGCTTATCTTCACCGACTTTTGAATTGTGAAAATCCAATATCGTGGTTAAGAAATCACCAACATCTATATCGGTGTATGACGCCGGCTCTTGATGTGTATCATTGAGATATGCGAGTTCACCTTCACAGGTAAGAATTCTTTGATTCCAGAAATCTCCTTTTTCTGTGATTACACGACCAGACCAAAGTTCAACATCGTTTCGCTTTACAACTAACTCTGATGAAATTCTTTCAATCTTGTCGTAACCGGCGTTACCCGGTGGAACGGTGATATCCAATGAACCAGCGGCATTGTCGGTTAGAGTTAGTTTTGGATTGAGTAGTTTGTGTTCTTTTGTTAATGCTTTAGCACTGTGAATACAAACGCCATCGCTATATATGCTATACATAACTATAACCTCCCGCTTCTAAAGTCTATTGAAACCGTTCCGTGTCCTTTGAAGTAAAGTTTATAGGATGTTTGACCGTAGAGAATAAAATCTGGAATCGAAGTTGTTCCATCATCAAGATGAACTTCTTTGTCAATTCCGAGTTTTTCATTCACATACCAGACATCCATTCCAAAACCATCATCGGACGAAACAATAAAGTCGGGGCATACCGGAGCAGCCTCGACCATATATTTATCAAATTCGTTTAAAACCCAATCGTCACTATCTACAGAAATATCTCTGAAGACAGCCGGCTGAATTTTTCCGTATTCAAAACTAAATGGGTCCCATAACCAATCGTCTGTTGTCTTGTTTATGTTCCATTTATAAGGACCAACATTGTATTTAATTACGATGGTGGAACGAGGAACTGTTGATTGCCAATCCTCAACCTCGAATACGCCCTCGTAAAAATATTGGTCGTCATCTTCGAGAATCATTTGCATTCTTTGACCGTGGATATGCTCCAAAATCGCAGAATACAATACTTCCCAAGGTTGATAATCGTTCATAACAAGAAATTCTATCGAACCTTCTCGATTGTTATAAACGGGATATCCGGTGAGGGATTCCGATAAATCAAGAACCCCATCGGCACCGGGAATATCCAAGTAATTAGTTTTCTTTGTCGGAGGTTTGATAACTGGACGGGAAGTGGGGACGATATGCCAATCATCCCAAGTGTTTTTACCTCCGAAAAATACCGAATGATACATATCTAAATCCCCCTTTTATTATAAGCTGCGATTTGCCCTAAGCTTCTGTCCATTTCTGGGCTTATGGCACCGACCAGCGCTCCCGTATCCATTACGAGTTTGATGTTACGGATAGCATCAGCTAAAGTTGAAACATCTTCTTTCAACGAATCGATTGCACTTACAACCTTGTCGTTAGCTGCTATCGTAGTATCTTTTAAGCTCTTAAAGGAGTCATTTCCTGCCTGTGGCTGTATTGTACTTCCTAAACTCAAGCCCAGAGAAAGGGTTCTATTAGGATTGAACATACCATTAACAGATTTTACTCCATTTTGAATATTTGAAAGGTCAAGCACAGGTCTTATAGTTGGTTCAGCGTCCATTCCATCTGTAACCATACTCGATATACGAGAAATCGAATTTGATAACGACGAAACTGCTTCTTTACCAACCTGTGTTGCAGATGAACTAACAACACTTGCATATTGCATAAGACCAACAGCGAATCCTTTGTCTGAATACATACCAAGTTCAGCAAACGCTTTAGATGGCGACTGAATTCCAAGAGTTTCTTTAGCCGCTTCAAGAGCCGCAGTCATAGTGTCAATTACACCCTCGGTCAGAACTGGTGACTTTTGAACAATACCAAGAAGAACGCCCTCTACAATATTAGAACCAAGTTCGGACCAACTATTCTTTTCACCGATAATGTTGGTTATTTCTTCGGTCATTGTAGTAAATTCGCTCTTAGTTTCTTTTCTTAAAGTACCAATAGTATCCATCCAATCATCGCGTAAGTCGTCGAGCTGGTCATTCATATCGTCCTTGAGGTCAGCCATTTGCTTATTCCACATCTCTGTGTACTCATCAAGTTCGATTTTAGCATCAGCTCTTAACTGCTTGATTTGGTTCTTTGTATCTTGACGCACATCTTCGAGTTCAAATGTTGCCTGTTCTTTAGCCATATTGTATTTTTCCTGCCAAAGCTCAACATAATCATTTAACTCGTGAGTGCTTAATTTGTTCAATGCTTTGATTTCAGCAGCAGAAGATGGACCCATTTCCTGAAGTTCTTCAAGAAGTTTAGCATTAATACCTTTACCAGCGAGTTCATTTATGTCTTTCTGCCAATCTTCAAAAGCGTCGACCTGACTTTGTAAGTTTGTAAACAGGTCTGCACCATCGACTGTTTCTTTTGGTTCAACCTTATCCCACAAACTATAAGCATCATACAAAGATTTAGTTCGAGATTCGAGTGCGTCATCGTAAGCGTCGTTTGCGGCTTTGATATCCGCTTCGAGTCGCTCATTGATTTCTTTAACTCTTGCTTCGTATTCTTCCTCAAGTGCCAATTTCTGGTCTTGATAGTCTTCCTGAATACGGATGGATTCCTTGTAGAAGTTTTCATTGGCATCGTTAATCTCATTTTGAACTCTGTAGATTTCCCTTGCCATTTTCTTATACTCATCGGTACCCTGTTCATATCTCGACTGTACTCGTTTGTATGCTGCTAACTCGTCATATAGACTCAGGCGATTGTAGTATTTCTCCTGATCTATCCAGTCCATTGAGTGCTGATATGAAGCATCTACAATTTCATTTCTGACCCTGTATTTTTCACGCTCCATCTTAAGCCATTCTTCTGAACCCCATTTATAACGAGCCTGAACACGCTCATAAGCCGCAAGCTCTTCTTCAAGACTCAGGCGATTGTAGTATTTCTCCTGATCTATCCAGTCCATTGAGTGCTGATACTTTTCGTCAACTAATGCTTTATAAACCGTATAAGCTTTCTTCTCAGCCTTCAGACGCTCTTCTGTTCCTTCTGCATATCGAGCAATAAATGTTTCCCAGATTTCCAATTCTTCGGCAAGGCTCAACTCGTCGAAATGTTTTGCATCTGTGATGTATTTCTCAACTTCTTCAAAAGTTCCACTTGCTGCTTTCTTGACTTTATCAGCCATTTCTGCTGTAGCATTAACTGCCTGCCAAGTTTCATCACGAATACCTTGAGCAAGACCTTCTGCCACGAATTTACCTATAGAGATAAATGCTTTTGATGGTGATGCGATACCAAGAAAACTCTTAATCGTGCTTAACGCTTTAGAGCCTATTTCTTTAGCAGCATTAACAACGCCACTAATTTTATCCTTAATACCTTTAATGAAACCATTTATCAATTCACCACCGGCACTTACAAAGCTTGAAACTTTTGACTTGATATTGGAAACAACCTGAGATATCATTGATGAAACTGTGCTGATAATAGAAGAAACTTTGCTCTTCAGACCATTTATAAATCCGCCAAACACATTAGCACCGGCACTAAGGAAATTACCGATAGAACCAGTAATAAGTGTAATCGCGGCATTTATAACAGCATTCATCAAATTACCAATTGCCGCCGTAAGTACAGGCGTATTAGTTGATATACTATCCGCAAGACCATTGATGAAGCTAATCATCATTTGGAAACCAGCGTCAACTATTCTTGGTAGTTCGTTTCCAAGTGCGGTCAAGAATTCAGTTATGATATTCACACCAGCTTCTACAACACCGCCGATATTATCAGCTATACCCTGTAAGAATCCGGTCATTATCTGTAATCCAGCTTCAACCATTTTAGGTACAAACTCGACAATACCATCAAGAACAGCAGAAAGACAAGTAACAACTGTATCAACAATTTTGGGCGTTATGTCTGCTATAACACCAAGTATCTCAGTTAATATAACCGTTACCGTTTCAGCAACCTTAGGGGCAACATCGATTATTGCTTGGAGAATTGCATTTAGGATTTGAGTAACCGCGGTCATTATAGCTCCTGCACCTGCTCCTATTGCCGCTGCCATTGCCACTATACCCATACCAATAGCCGCCGCGAGAGAAGGAATCATACCAATAATACCCTCAACAACCGTAACAAGTGCCGCCGCGCCTGCTGTACCGGATACAGCTAAAGCCGCCAATGCCGTGGAGAAAGCTAAAAGTCCTGCTCCAGCAGCAAGACAACCCACTCCAAGTAACGCAACAGCCGCACCCAACGCTAAAATCATCGGAGATATTGGTCCGAGTAATAGACCCGCAACACCAATAACACCGAAAGCACCAGCCATAGCTACCAAACCTTTCGCAATACCTTCCCAAGACATTGTACTAAGTGCAAGTAGTGCGGGGGTTAAGATTGCTAAAGCTCCGGATATAACAAGAATTGCCGCTGCTCCGGGTAATGCCGATGTCATAAGTGCAGTAGCTCCAGCCATAATTAACAACGAACCTGCCATTGTGGTCATACATTTTCCTATTTCTTCCCAAGAAAGTGTAGCCATCACCTTTAAAGCACCTGATAAAACCAAAAGTGCTGAGGATATAACAAGCATTGAAGCGGCTCCTGCTAAAGCAGAAGTCATCAAATGCATAGAGCCTACCAATATAGCCAGCGAGCCTGCTAAAACTGTTAGTCCTCTGCCTATCTCGTCCCAAGACATAGTGCCCATTATTTTTAAAGCACCGGACAAGACAACCAATGCAGAAGATATAATAAGCATTGATGCTGCACCAGCTACCGCAGATTTCATCAAATGCATAGAACCTATTAATATTGCTAATGAACCAGCCAAAGTCGTAAGACCTCGACCGATTTCATCCCAAGACATAGACCCCATAACCTTTAATGCACCGGATAAAATAACCAATGCTGTTGAAAGTCCTATTAGGCTTCCCGTTTTGGTGGTCGTGTCTTTTGGCAATAGATAAATTGCGCCGATTAAGGTTCCTAATCCAGCAACTGTAGCTGTCAAACCTCTACCAATCTCATCCCAAGATAATGATGCAAGGTTTTTCATAGCCGCCGAAAGAATAAGAACCGCAGTAGATATTCCTATCATAGCTCTTGAAACTTTACCCATAGATTTAAATCCACTTCCACCGGCTATTTTCTCGAATATGGTCATAGAACCGAATAATTCAATAAATAGACCTGTAATAGCTCCAAGAGAAGAAGTTAATTTACCTTCATCAATCATTGATAAAACAACTAACGAGCCAGCCAAGATAGCAATAGCAGAGGCTATTTTTAACAAAGCTCCAGCTTTTAACTGTGATTGAAAAGCCTGTAGACTTCCACTCACACCATCCAAAATATCCCGTATGCCACCTATAATTCCCGGTCCATTAGATGTAATATTTGTTAATGATTTAATGAATTTGTTAATGCCAAGTAAGATTCCTGCAAACAATCCGCTGTTTACAGCATCTACAAGTGAATCGAAGCCTAAACTGTCCATAGCACTTGAGACAACACTCTTAATTTTACTAAAGACAAATTGGATTCCGCTTACTACTTTTTCAATCACACCAATTATACCGCCAAGGTTATCGACACCATCAGATATACCTTTTAAAGCATTTCCTATTGCTGTTGCAACTGGTGAAATAATAGAACCCAAGGTTCCAAATACAGTAGCAAATATATTGGTTCCGCTTAAAGCTTCGTTTATCTTGCTTATAAATTCACCAATAGACCCAGATACTGATAATATTCCGCCTCCAACCGGAAGAACGGCATCAATAAGTGTTATCGCACCTTGTACAAGACCGCTAATAACTTTAATGCCAATCTGGACAATAGAAAAGAGTCCTTTGAATACATTCTTAAGACTCTCTGCTGCTGGACCGCTTAATATTAAATTTGCAGTTAAATCTCTCAATCTCTCAGTAAAATTCATAAGCTGTTGTGCCGTTGCAGGAGGGAAGATTTCGCTAAATGCTTCTTTAATTGGTTTGACAACCGACATAATTGCTTCAAAAGCATTACTGAGCGCTTCGATTAAAACCGTTCGACCACCCAAATCGCTCCAACCCTGAAGAACTTCGTTTCTCGCATCTGCTGATGCACCAATCATATCTCCGAGAACCTTCGATACATTTGAGAACATTTCTTTTGCTTCTTCAAAGTCACCAACAATGATTTCCCAAGTTTGTGACCATCCGGATTGAGCTGATTCTTTTAATGTGTCCCATAACTGGGTAAAGGTTTTAACTTTTGTTGCCGCGTCTTCCATAGCCTGAGCTTCTTTAACAAGAGCATCGGCTTGTTCCTGTGTCCATTTTCCGGATTCAATCATACTTTGAGCGTATTTCTTTGCACCGTCAACGGTAAATTTATTTAAAGTTTCGTTAAGAATGTCGGCTGTTATCCAACCTTCTTGTAAAGATTCTCTAAACGAACCATTTTTCTTAATCATATCATCGACAGCTATACCATGGTCTCTGGCGGTGGCTTTCAACGCTTCTTGGAACTTTTCACCACCCATACCGGCATTAACTACCGAGTTCCAGTCCATAAGTTTAACTGTACCTGCCGCCAATGCCTGTGATAACTGATACATCGCGGTAGAAGCTTGCTGTGAGCTTGAACCGGAAGCGGCTGCCAAGTTTGCTATACCTTGAATTGCCGCCGCGGATTCTTCCAATCCTACACCCGCAGCCGTAAATGTACCAATATTTCTTGTCATTTCAGCAAAGTTATAAATCGTTTTGTCGGCATATGTATTTAACTCACCAATAACACGAGTAACATCTTCCATAGAAGTTCCTTTACTCGCAGTATTTGACATAATTGTCTGAATAGAATTTATTTTGGTTTCGTATTCATTAAAACCCGTTTTTATAGGGTCAAGGGTTAAAGCCGACACCATTCTTTTTCCAGCATTTACTGCTGAGTTTGTAATATTAGCTAAAGCGGTTACTGCCATAACTTCAAGTCCCGAGAATTTTGCCTGAATAGTTTCTACAGCCGTACTCATACCAGACATATTACAATTCTTAGCAGCAGAGGCAACATTCTCTAAACCTTTTATCGCTCCGGTAAGATTTAAACTCCGTTTGAGTTTCTCGATTGTATTTAAACTGGTTTGAACATTTGCTTCAAACTGTTTATTGTCAAACCGCATCTCAAGAACTTTCGATTCAACTTCTGCACTCATAGCTTAGTAACCTCCTTCCATGCTTCTTTTACAATTTTGTCAAAAATAGGCTGAATTGCAGGATTGATATAATCTCGACCCTGAACCCAGCCGCCTGTTCCCGTACCGTGACCATACTGTAATATGATGGCAATGGGAACTCCATTTTGAATATTTGAATTGTGAAACGAAATCGTTGCCGAACCGCTTCTGTTTTCTATCTCGTAATACCACGAGTTTGCTGTTTGTCCGGAGTCTACTGGTGTCGCAGACGCAAGGGCGGCTACACCTTCTCGACCATATTTGTCGAGGTCTCCGAGGCGAACAGCCTCTTTAGCTTTTTCTAAGAACCGAGTGATTTTAGAAAAGTCGCCCTTTTGTCTGAAACTAATCATATAGATACTCCTTATCCAGTAGTGTTGTACTTCTTCTTACGAGCTTCATTTATCATTCGATTACGACTCATAATCTCTTTCATAGACTTCTTTTTGCGTGGCTTTTGCTTCGCATTACAAACTTTAATAAGAGTAAGTAATCGATTTAAATGCCATTTCTGATATTCGGAAGGTATTCCAAATGCAATCATCCAATAATAGATAAGTTCACTCGTAACTTGCTCACTATTACCTTTTCCTTTTGGTTCGTCGTCATCGCTAAACCAAGTTGCAGTCATAGGAGCATCAACATACTTATTTACCTTTTCAATGTGTTCATCCGTTATTAATGAGTAAATCATCGGATTAACATTTTGGGTTAGGGTCATACATTTTATATAGTCAATGGTTTCTTCTGTGGTCTTCACACCTTTTGTAATAAAAGGTTTACACCACTTTGATTCCCATTTGGAAAGAGAGACAAGAGAATGTTCTAATGTTAAAACCTGCTCTTTTGTTTTGATGAACATTTCATTTTTCTCATCCCAAAATTCTTGAGCTGGTATTGTCAAGCGAAGCATTTCTTATTCCTCCAATTATTTTCATCTTAATTTGTGGCGGGATGCGGAGCTGGTGCCTGCTTATCCGGTTTTGGAATAACATCATTGAAGAAGTCAGCAGCCTTTTTATCATCCTGAGCAAGCGACATATACAGAATCGAGAATGCTTCTGTCTGTGCGAATCTCTCAGATAATGGTCTACCTGTCTTTTCGTCGATTTTATTAAAGTATTTACCATCCGGACTCTTTTCGCCGTATGCTTTCAAGATAAAGCTCTTGAAAATATCAGCAATAGCTGGTACATTTTTTGCCTTTACGATTTGCTGTACCATTTCAACAAGACCGCCATTTGTTGTCATTTCCATTTCATAAACCTCTTGTTTAGAGAGATTAAAATAGAAGTCCTCTGTTCTTTCATTACCGTTATAATCAGGGTAAGTGATTGTTTCTTTACGCATTTTTAATTTTCTCCTTTCAAAATTGAAAAATATAAACGGAGATGCCAGCATTACCTGAATACATCCCCGTCCTATTTAAAATATTAGCCCTGTGCTACTGCGCTGGACTTAAAGATTGTGATGAGTTCTTCAGGAAGCGGTAAACGAGGTTCTGCTTCTTCTGAACCATAAAGAATTGCTTCAAGAGCTGCAAGCTCGTCAGCATTAACAGTTGTACTGTTGATTGTAACTGTTGCTGTAGGCTTGAATCCCGGAACAGTTACAGGTGTTGTTGAAACAGACCAAGATAAAGTCATAGCTTCAGGTGATTCGTTTACTGAAGAATGACCTTTCTCTGATGGAGAAGCAAGACATCCATAAACGAGATGAAGCTTATAACCGTGGTCAACGCCATCAACATCGTTACCAACTTTAGTAACATAAGAGAAGCCAAATGTTTTACGCTTCTGCTGACCGATTACAACGCCGGGTGCAATTTCCTTAGAACCGTCACATTCCTCAAACTGTTTAGGATATGTGTACGCCTCAATAGTAGCGTTATAATCTTCATTTGACATCAAGTTGAGATACTTGATATCGTCTGCCCACAAAGCTGTAGGCTCTGCACCGGAAGGACTTTCTGTAACAGCAGTAAGACCGTTCCACGGCACACCACCCTTATACTGATTGTCGGTAAAAGGATAAAGTACGCCTTTTTCTACGCCGGCTTCAAAGAAACGCTCGCCGACATTATCCCAAGTGATTTTCATTTAGGTATCCTCCTTTAATGATTAATAATAAAAACATCGTGATTGAGGTTGTCCAGTTTGTAATGTTGAACGAATCTACAATGCGGAAGCAACGAAACTCTTGCAACAATTTTACTGTTTGGACTTTTATCCATCACGATGACTTTGTATGCGTGCGATTGCAAATAAACTTTGTTATCTGCGAAAGTGTTTCCGATATTATCTCTCGAATACACTATTGCTGGGTATGTCATTTCGACATTTGTTGGAGGCTGAAAATAAGCTTCCCGACTACCAAGACAATCGCACAAAATCTCGTGTAATTCGAGTCTACTTTTTTCAAGTTGATTTTCGCTCATTGTATTTACCTCCCAATGTCAATATAAGTCTCGGATACTGAACTTCGACATTAGAAACTTTCCAGTTTGTACCCATAAACTCAACATATCGTATGTCGTGAAAATTATCTCTGGCAAATGGGTCGGCTACGATGCTAATCTCATTTGCAACTACGATATTATCATTGAGTTCGTTAGAGCCTTGGAGTCGCCGGGTGTTTCGATTTAAATCACCACGGTATTCATATGTAATGATTTTTTCTTCAAAAACCCCCGAAGATGTTTCTATCATCTTAGCGTAGCCGATTTTTCCGTGCCATTTTGCCATTTTGAATTTTCTCCTCTATTAGCCGGCAGCTACTGTTTCTTCAAGAACGATAGCAGAGAACGGCTTAATAAGTGCGCCAGAACAACGAGTTTCAATCAAATACTTCTGAGCGTTGTAGTCGATATCGAAGTCGTCGAACATATTAACAGCACCACCCTTATCGGCACCAACATTGTAATCGTTAAGATTTACGATGATACCAAGAAGTGCACGATTGCCGCCGTCGTATTCACGAGTAGCACCTTCCATAACAGGAACAGTGATGATTTCCTTTACACGAAGCTTCTTAGCAAGCTTGGTTTCGTCTTCGTAAAGGTCACGACCGTTGTTGTCTGTAAGAAGAAGCATTTCAGTAAGCATATCTTCTGTTGTATACAGAGTAGGACTACCAGAACCCTTATAGTTCTTACGAGCCTTGATAGCTGACTTGATGAATGCTTTAGCACGACCTTCCTCGGTTCCGTCAGATTCAACGAGTCTGTTGATTGTGAAGAGTTTCTCGTCATCTGTCCAGATAGGACGAATACAATCCTCTTTAATCTTATCGTCACTGTCGCCAAGACGACCGTCACCAATCAGATATGCACGAGCCAATTCCTCGTCGAGTTTGCCTCTCATTTCAGCTTTAATCCAAGCGATTACATCGAAATCCACGATATCGATTACATCGTCTCTTTCCAACTTCTGCTTCTTATAAACAGTTGTAGGAGCTGTTGTACGCTTAAGTAAGGTGAATACTTCTTCCTTCTTAAGATTACCTTTCATATAACCAAGTGCTCTTGCTTCATCTGCTGTGATATCAGCAAAGAGTGACTTGATACGAGAATAAGGTGTGTGGTGAACAGAAGCCATAACCTTCTTTACCCAACCTGTGTCGCGGTCAATAAAGATAGGTGTAGGAGTTACATTTCTTCCGTCATCTTTACCGAACGGGAACAAAGTTTCGATTTCAGTGATGCCGTGCTGAAGAGCACTTTCTTTCATGCTACCATAACGCTTTGCATCGTTAATTACAGCCATCATATCAGAGTGGCTAATAGCGCCAGACTGTGTATTCTTAACACCGTTCTGGTCAAATACATTGTTTTTCATTGTGTTATCCTCCTTATGAGATAAATTATTTTTGGTTTCATCCTCGTTTGATGGCTCATCATCGTTATTCGGAAGAACTCCGCCGATTATTCCATAAACTGCCGTTTTCTGCTTATCGTTTAATGTAGCGAGCACATCGCCGAGAGTTTCGCCCTCTTTGGGCTTGTCGTTGTCATCGGAATGACTGATTGTTGCGGGGTCTTCTTTCTTTTCGCCATCACCCTTTTCTTCAGGTTTAGGCTCAGAAGTTGGCTCCTCAACGGATGGTTTCTTTTCTTCGGGCTTTTCCTCAGGTTCATCATTAGAAGCAGCAGGTGTGTCATTTGTTACACCTTTATTCTCTTTGTCTTTATCGTCGTCATCGTTTGGATGGTCGTCTGAGTGATAGAGAGAAAGAGGCTCGCCTGTGTAGATGACTGCTGAGGCGCTATCTGAATCATCGGAATGGCTCATAACCATATCGATAAATGCTTTAGGATTTGCACCAGCGAGAACCAGACTTACTTCCTTAATGTCGCCGTGAATCAC